ATAAAGACAGGGGCAGCCCGACTCGTGTTTTTGTCCTGCGCAATAAATAGCTCGTACCATATTATTAAAATTTACGGGTAATCGTCTAAATTCATCGCATTGTTCATCGGTCAACATTTATAACGCCCATGCCACAAACAAGATGAAACCGAAAACCCACCACGCCATAATTTCCACAAGGTCATTCATGTTTGCTCCATCTTTTTTCAATTTAAATTTGATTTCCATTCAAGTTGTGCTGTTGTCATATTCATTTCCTCCGTTGAAAGAGCGGCGTCGAACTTTCCGCTGAAGCGGGACTGCGCAAAAGCGCGCAGTCCCTTAGCTCCACATTGGGCGACATCGGTGGCAGTCCATTCACCGACGAGCCAAAATTATGCTTCTACCTGCGCAAATGCAGCACACAGCCATCCCTCGGCCTCAGTCAATTCAACACCATATTCAAATGCGACAACCTTTATCAAAGCTGCGCGCGATGGATGAACGTGGTTGATTACTGCTGCTTTATCGACAGGTTGCGCCAATATGTTTACGGCATCGACAGGACGTACATCTACGATCACAGGAACCGGTTCATCCTTGCGCTTTGGCTCGGCAAGGTCGGCGGCTTCCTGCTCGGCTTTGGGGCGCGCTTCGGCTTCAATCTTGGCTTTAGCTGCTGCCTCGGCATCATCAAGCGCCTTCTGGCGTGCCTCTGATTCCTGCCGTTGCGTTGCCAGTTCTGCCCGATCACGCTCGATCTGCTCGCGCTCTTGTTTTAGGCGGATGGCTTCAGCTTCGCGGGCAATCTGCTCTTCTGCTTCACGCTTTGCGCGGGCCTCTGCATCAGCCTTGGCTTGTGCTTCCTGTTGTGCAGCAAGCCGCTCTTGCGCCTTCTTGCCTTCCAGCATGCCACCAAGCTGTTCAAGGCTGGTTTTAATTGCAATTTCAGCTTCAACAAAACGTTCTCCGAAGTGTTCTGCATCCGGGACTATGCCGGTCAGCGCGTCGATACAGTATTCTTGAATCCCTTTGGATGTCAGCGTAAGCGCTTTGAGCGGAAGATTTTTGATATTATCGATTCTTGTTTGTATCGCAGATGCGCGCTCCGCCTCATCCTTGATCTTCGCGGCCTTCTCATCTTCCAGGCGTTTCTCTTCGGCCTTGATGTCAGTGTCAAAACGGCTTTCGTGTGGCTCTACCTGGGCGGCAATCTCTTTGTACTTGCTGTCAAGCAGTTTGCCGATTTCAAGGATGGGTGCCTTGCGTGCGGATCTAGCCTTCTCGCCTTCAATGCGGATGTCGCGGAAGACGGCGCGATGCAGCTTGGCCACTTCCATGCCGCCCTTAGTGGTGATCTCGTACTTCACGCCATTAGATGCCTCAATCGCTGCGCTAAGACGTGCATGGAACGGCTCATACACTGTGGCGACGTAGGTTGGTGGATCAATGGTCATTAATTCTCTAATGTCTTTTGGTATTTCAATTAATTGGTTCATGGTGCTCTCCTTGTTTTGTCATTCGTTCTTTCAAAATCTTCTCAACGCGCTCCGGCGTGAAGTTCTCCAGCCGCGTTCTAACCTCACCCTCGGCCAGCAGGATTGCGCGCTCCATGTTGGCAATGTAGGCATCATCCCGATAGACTCGTTGCCGATAGAAGCGAAGGTGCTGCGGCATTCGCGGATCGAAGCTCACCCAATCCCACCAGTCGCGCTGGTATACCCAAATGCAACCCTGAACCTGCGGCATGAATTCAGCCTTGTTCATACCGTTTGTGAAGCGATCAAGATGGATGGCAGGATTCTTCGGACACTTGAATTCTGTACCGCCATCCTTGCCGACAAGCCCGTCACCCGACGCGCCTACGAACGACAGCGTTTTGTGCTGGACGAAGGTTGTTTCGGCGACGACATCCCCGGTCTCGAACTGGTAAGCCTGGCGTGCGTGCGGCTCAACCTCGCGGCCCCACTTTAGGGCGTAAGAGTCCATGCCGCTATCTACGAAGTCGCCGGTCAAGCGCTCCACTACAATCTGATTTATCAGATCGTCGTATGCCTTGAGCGGCGTCCCGTTGGCCTTCTTCGCCAGCACATCGACAAAGCGCGACCCGGTAAACTTACCGCTTCTCCGCCGCCTCCATTCATCCGTTCTTTGTTCTGGATCAAGATTGTTTTCAGACATGGCTATTATTCAGTAGGTTTGCCAGCGTCAACCGTCTGAGCGATCAACAACAGGCGGTTGTATTCTGGTTCTCCGACCAGGTAGATGTCTTGCTTGTTGGACTTGCCAATATCTTTCCATTTGGCCAGGAAAGATTCGACGCCTTGCTCTGCAAATAACAACAGGGTTGCACAGAGTTGATTGCGATGCTCTTCTTGAGCTTGGTCGATCACCACACGCTTTTCTTTTGCGGCTGTTGCAAGCTGATCGCCACCCTGTGGCCTGCGTGGAGTAATGTCGATTTCCTGCAATTCGTCCGGCGTGTAGACGCCAAGAATTGCACCTGGGCAATAGGCGCGCGCCCAGTTCTTCACTTGCAAATATCCCATTTGCTGCTTTGGATTAGTTTTCCAGAGCGGTGAATTCCTGGTGGTTACGTCAGAACTTTTCAGCCATTCGCTCCACACAATTTCAGACTCGCCTTTAGGGATTGCGCCGACGCGAGTTTCAAGCATTGCGCCTTCGCCTTTGTGCTCATAGTGGAATCGTCCAGTGATGTGCCCGTTGGATTGGATCACCGCATTGACAAGTTGCGCCTCGTACCCAAGCGCGCCATTTACGATGTGTGTTTTCTGTGCAACGGCAAATGGGTTCATACCCCAGTTCATTGCCTGCAAGATGACAGCCATGCAATCGCCTTTTGAACCTTGAAGATGCTTCGGGATGGTTACTTTGCTACCTGCCATCGCCTCCGCCATTTCTGTGACGCGGCGCATGTTCTCGTCGTTGGTGATAAGTGCAAGCGATGATGCTTTGTCGCTTTGAATCACCTGGAGTTGCTGGTCTTCTGTTTGATGCTCCTGTGTCGCTGTTGCGGTGTTCATGATCTACTCTCTTTCTGCCGGGACTATGCCGACGTTGGTTGTGCTACAAACTTACTGCTGATTCATGTCAAATCACGCGCCATGCGCCATGACTGCGCGGCCCGGTGACGGCAAACAAAAAAGTAGTACCTGAATTTGAGAAGTGTTTGAACAAGCCCTGAGTATTTAGTCGCCATTTTGGTCATCCCCCATCTGTGCGCCCTTGAAGAAAAACAGAATGGCAATTATCAAGCCAATCCAAAGCACAACAAAAGCCGCGATCATCATGATTTTCCCCTTTTTATTTCGCACTTCATCAATCCATCATCGAACGGCACGGGCATCTTGTTTGCGCATGCAGCTAGAAGTGCGCTGACTTCGCTCGCGTCCTTTGCTGTTGCTCTGGCCAGCTCGTAATCTGCATGCAGCCTTGATCCGACTACAGCAAAACCAAAGGCAAATATAACGGCGAACAGAACATCAGTATTTAACAGCACACGGCTGGCCCAGCGTCGGTTCAGCTTCTTAACCAGCCTTTGGTGAGTGAGTTCCATTATCTTGCCCCCGCTCTGTCAAAATGTTCGTCAGAACGAGCAGCTACGCAGTTATCACACCGGCAACGCGCGCCATGCGGCACATACGGCTTGGCGTTCTCCGCCTTCCATCCGCCGAGGTTGAGCATGATGCTGCCTGCCAATTCCTTGGACTCGTCCAGACTGCCAGAATCATCATCGCCGTCGTCCTCGATCAATTCCTCGATCATTGTTTTAAGCCGGAAGGCGGCACCGATACAGTTATCTACCAGCGGGCGCTGAGGTGTAGAAAAAAATCTATCAATCATCTCAACAATCGTGCGCTGCTGTGCAGTTATGGCAATTTCGTTTGCGGAATACTCATCTGGTACGTTCACGGCTGTATTGGGTGCGTTCATAACTTCCCCCTTAAAAATTTAGTGAACCGTGACGTGGTTCGGTACGTCCATTCTTTCGAGCGTGGATGCCGGGCATTACGTAGTGCCAACCGGATGCGACTGCCGCATCTACAAACTCCTTAATAAACACAAATCACCATCACCACCCATGCACCCTACGTCTTTCCGGTGTTCCGTGCCGCTTCGTCCACTGGCCTTTCGGTTCCGGCGCTGGCTGGGCACTCGCAATGGATTTTGGGTTTGTTGCGTAGCCGATCAAATGTTCGGCATTGGTGAATAATAGGCAAACCGATATTAATTGTCAATAGGCAAACCGTTATTTTTTGCTATACTGCCCCAACCCGGCAAATTCTGGGCAAGAAAAACCCGCCGAAGCGGGTTAATGAGTGGGGGCTATGTTGTTGAGAGCGCTGCTTTTGCTACTTGGAGTATTGCCTAAAAGTTATTTCCTCCAGCAGTTGACTATCAGGGCTATTTTTCTGAACCCTTGCACAGGCGATCCCGCAACCATTGGTAGACTGATTTGTCTGTCCATCCGGCAGGAATGCCGCATATTTCTACGAGGAGATACTGAAATTGGCTCTCTCCGAGATCATCTAACTGGCGTTCAAAGTCTGCGGGATCAGCGTCCGTGGCAAAGGCTAATGAACAGATACTTTCCCCAGCCCTAATGACGCGATAATTAGATTTTCCAGCAACGTCCTCTACGAAGTCTTTTGCCATGGAAACCTTACCAGCATATTCTTTAAGGGATGGGTAATACAGATTCAATATGTACGTTTTCATTTGGCGGGTTAACTATGGAGGGATAGACTAATGAATGAAAATCAAATATCCGACACCATTGTTGGTGCGGCAGGATACAAGAAAGACGCGACCATTTCCGATGAGGAAATTCGCGCCAAACTCAGACTCTCTTTGGAGCGGCGTTGTTCAGCCTATGCAGGCCAGAAAGGATGTCAAAAACAAAGGCGGTTTCTGCACTGGTTTCCCCTTGATCGACTCTTCTCCTGGCTAGGGTTCCCTCCATCGAGTCGGTGAGTTGGTCAAGTGTAAGGACGTTGTTCTCGTGCAAGGCGTAGACCAGCGCGGAGAACGCGCAGAGAAATTCTGATTTTGAGAGTGGGGTGTCCATGACGCTCCTTATTATTCGCCATTATTGCGTTGCGATGAAGGTGAAATGCCATGCAAATCCAACCCTGGATTATTTTCCCGGTGTCCGGTCGTAGGCGTTGCTTGTGCCGTCGCGGTCATTGTCGTAACGTCCATAGTCTGGATTGCTGCGGTTTGTAGCGCCGCCATCGCTACTGTTTTCGTCGCGCTGACTTCCGCCATTGCTTTCAGAATTTCGATTGTTGCTGCGATATTGATCTGGGCTGCTTCTGGTATGGCCTTGGACATGAGTACCATCCGAGCGGGTGTAGCCTTTGACGTAGGTGTCGGCCAGTGATGCCGCGCTGAATGTTGTCAGTGCAGCGATGAGAATGATGCGTTTCATGATTGTTCTCCTTGTGGTTGGTTGAAAAGCTTTTATGTTATGGCGCGTTCACGCTCTCGTTATTGGTCAGCATCCGTAGATGCCGGGGTAGCGCTCGCAATCGTCGCGGGTGTAGTTTTCTGAATTTGAAGCGGATGGCGGAATGCCATGCTTTTCGCACATCTCTTTGTCCAACTCAAACTCTTCGATTACCATCTTCTCAGCCATGTTGCGCGATAACCCGAGTAATTCATTGCGCTCAATCTCGATTGGCATAAGCGCGGACTTGGCGCGCAACATAACTTGGCATTCAATCTGATCAAGTTCTTTGTAGCGCTCACGGCGCACGGCACGCGCCTGTTGTTTTTGTTCCCACTGTGTTGCATTGAAGTTACGCTGATAGGTATCGCTGCCCTTGATGTCTTTCCAAAATATCATCCAAAATAAAGCTGAAAATAACGCTGCCGCCCAAGTGTAACCGATCAACTTTTTAACGGTGGGCGGCAATCTCATTCGGAAGAGCTTTCAAGTTTTGCTATAGCTATTTGCGCCTGAGATTTCCAGTGCATCGCCTCAGTTGAGCTTTGTTCGTTTCTTTGCGTGATGCTATTTAATTCTTTCTCCAACGAGTTGACATAAAAAAATACAGCAATTCCGCTGACGCTCACAAGACCAGCGCCAATAAACCAAACGCCAGAACCAACCCAGTACAACGCCGCGCAGCACCACATATACATAAAGCCAAGACCAATCAGCCCGGCGTAACTTTTGCGTGTTTTGCTATTCATTATTGGCATGGCACGTCACCTTAAAAATCAAACATCAACTGAATTTGCAGCTGGATCACGTTATTGGGTACCGTTGTTCTGCTTTTTTTCGGTTGATTGAGCAAGCGAATTCCCATGATTGAATACAGCCTTCCTTCCTTCTGCATCTAACTTTTCTTGCATGGCAAGCCATTCCATTTGTTCTTCGGTAAGTTTTATGGGTTGATTTTTCCTGCCCGTTCCATCTGCAAGCCATAATGCCCTTACGCCGTAATATTCGGCCAGAGCAGGTATAAACGCTGATGTTGGATATAAATCGTTTTCGAGGTCAGAAAGGCTCGCCTGCTTCATTCTAGCTCGTTTAGCAACTTCATCTTGGGTAACGCGCCTTCCTAGTGTTGCGCTCATATCATCCCGACACTCTTTCAGTCTTTGCCCCAATGTTTTCATGGGTGAACTTTCGCATAAAACAATAACGGTTTGCCTATTGACAGCGCATAACGGTTTGCCTATAATTTCAGGCATGGACTGGAAAAAACTCATTCAAGAAATTATCGCCACAGGCATGACTCAGGTGGCTATTGCTGAAGAAATCGGCGTCAAGCAGCCGTCTATTGTTGACGTGCTTCAAGGTCGCACACAAGAATTGAAATGGAGTAATGGGCAGAGATTGATAAAACTTCACTCGATTAAATGTGCAGCGCCAAAGAGGAAGGCCGTCGCATGATTTTCCTGCCAACCACTGCCTGTTTATCCCCCCTGAACAGGCCGGCGGGATCCCCCTCGCATTCGTGCTGGGGTTTTTTATGCTTGGGTGAGTCATGAGCGAACCCGCAGAAGACACACCGACGATTCTTTTCTCGCGCTCAGTGACGACCAACCATTTCGGAAAATGCACTGAAGAAATAAAAACGCGCGTCCCATACGAACTGAAAGAGGGTTTCGCGCGGATCGCTTCGGATGCGGGTATGACCGAATCAGAATATCTCCGCAAGATGCTGGAATTGAAAGTGTTTGGCCTGGACATGGTACGCAAGATACATGACGAGCAGTTGCGGCAGGTGGCAGGAATAGGGCGGGAAAGAAGCTAACGCCAACAATATAGTTTTGGGCGCTCTAGGGGGATACCCCGAAAAGCCAGCTTCCCACTGGGGAGGGGCGCTCACCTTATTTATTGGGAAGTGAAGGGAAGCACAATATGGATTATATCTCACCTAAAGACGCAAGATCAATTGAGAGATTGAGAGAGGCTGCGAAAGAGCATGGGGAGGTATACGACCTGCTTGTTGTGCTCAGCAACGCCATTCTGATTGATGGTTGCGGGAATAAAACGCTGGAAAACGCAAGTGATGCCGACATCCAATACATTCAGGTCGCCCAGGCTGCGTTTTCTTTTTGCCGGGTTGATCGCGGCGAGGTAATTGATGATGGTGCGGCGGATTAAACAATGAAGCGACCTTCATTCCAGTTTTATCCTGCCGACTGGCGCAATAGTGCCAACCTTCGACGCTGTTCCGAGGGTGCACGCGGGGTGTGGATGGATGTGCTATGCCTGATGCACGACTCTGACGAGTATGGTGTGTTGAGGTGGCCCCTTGTTGATATTGCCAGGGCAGCAGGTGTGCCAATAAAACTACTCAAGGAATTGTCAGACCGAGGTGTCTTGAAAGGTGGAGACAATGGTTGTGATGCCTATATCCACACTCCAATGCACGCCAGAAAGAAGGGTGAACCAATCACCCTGCTTGAGAAAGTTAATACTGCCTGCTGGTTTTCATCACGCTTTTTGGTGGACGAATGGCACCGCTCGGTGAGTGGTGGCAACACCAGATTTAAGGCACCTGATGATGCACCAAGCCACGGCGAGGTGAAAGGCGAGGTGAAAGAAAAACAATCACCTAACGCTTCACCAAGCGTGCGGCTAGGTGCTGGCGCTACATCTACATCTACATCTAAGAACTTAAAACCTACCAGCCAGCCAGACGCGCGAGACCCCGAAAAATTCCAGATGCACGTCGGCTGGCAACCGTCACTGCATGTCGCAGATCTTGCCAGACAAGCCGGGGTAGTGCTCAAGCCGGGAAAGCTGCCGGAGTTCATTGCCCACTGGCTAACGCAGCCGCACCAGCGCACGCAGGCCGAGTGGGACAAGGCGCTGCTGCAATCTGCCCAGCACGACAAGCTACGTGAGCAATCACCCCTACCACCCAAGGAAAAACCAGCACGAAAACCCGAAGATTTCACGAAAAAAGACTACGGAACGGAGATCAGGCCGCTATGAATAAAATTAACACAATTCTCGCAACCCAAGAGCCGAAGCTTTCACAGTGCGAAGTGCATGGAGATTTTGAAAGCCGCAATTTGTTCCGTGACGTGTGGAGTAAATGCCCGCAGTGCGCGGCAAACCAGCAGGCAATAGACCAGCGCGAAGCTGACGAGCGCGAGATAGCACTGAAGCATCTGGTTTGGCAGCGCAGGCTGGGTGAAGCGGCGATTCCTGAGCGATTCCGCAGCCGGACACTGGACAGTTACAAGCCGACCGTTGAAGGGCAGCGGCGTGCATTGGCCTTTGCGCAGGATTATGCAATCAATTTTTGTTCAGCAATTGAAACCGGGCGCAGCGCGATTTTTTGCGGTAAGCCTGGCACTGGGAAATCTCACCTTGCAGTTGGTATTGGCCTCGAAGTTATGCGCCAAGGGAAGCTGGTGCTGTTCACGACCGCGCAGCGCGCATTCAGGCGTATGAAGGATGCTTGGCGCAAGGATTCAGACGAGTCAGAGGGTGATGTTATCCGCTTACTAGTGCAGCCTGACCTGCTAATCCTTGATGAGATCGGCGTGCAGTTCGGGACAAAGTTCGAAGAAAACGCGCTCTTTGACATACTGAACGAGCGGTACGAAAAGCGTAGGCCAAGCCTGCTGTTGTCGAATCTAACCTCCCAAGAAGTGCGCGCATTCCTTGGTGAGCGGGTCTATGACAGGATTAAGGAAGATAACGGTGTGATAGTGCCGTTCGACTGGACCTCTTTTAGGGGCGCAGCTTGAGCAAGATCGCCATAGTCCGCACAAACGAACCGCTACCGTCAGAGTCTGAGCTGTCAGGCGTTCGAAAGCTGCTGTTTGGATGCTTTCACGGATTAAACGAGGATGAGGATAGGGCATGGAAGCGATTCTGGAGCCATTTAAGACGGCTAGAAGCCGGTGAAATATCTTTATTGGGCCTTACCTTCCCCCGCAATCCAAAGTTCCACAGGCGCTTCTTTGCGCTGCTCGACGTAGGTTTCGATGCGTGGGAACCGAACCGCAAGCGCAAGAGCTACAAAGGCCGCGAGATGGTCAAGAACCGCGACCAATTCCGCGAGGATGTAATTATTCTCGCCGGTCACTATGAGCAAACATTCGACCTCAAAGGCCGGATGGTGATCCGCGCCAAGTCGATCAAGTTTGCCCGCATGGATGACGTTCAATTCGAGCGGCTTTACCAGGACGTGATTGCCGTGTTGCTGAGAGAGGTGTGCGTCCATTACAAGGATCGGGCAGAACTTGATGATACTGTGGATCGAATTTTAGGGTTTGCGTCGTGAACGCCAAGCTTCACATGGCGCGAGTGGCTGAAACAGGATGCGTCATTTGCCGTGAGTATCTTGATTGCGAATCCCCCGCAGAGGTTCACCATGTCGCTGAAGGATCGAGTAAGCGCAACGATTACATGACAGCCGGGCTTTGCCATGAGCATCATCGAGGAGCGTCGGGTCTTCATGGGATGGGAGTTAAGGCGTTTTGTAATCTATACGGGTTGGCAAATGAATTTGCTTTATTGGGATTGGTTAATAAATGGAGGAATCCATGAAATGCGCCACGTGCCAGCTCAGATGGCTTGGGGTAAGTGCTGGCACGATTGCACAGTGGCATTGTAGAAAGAACTTACAGCATAAGCGGCACCAGCTTCCGGTAATCGGGACGGATCAGCAGCTGGCAATAGCAAAAGGATGTGCTGACTGGAGGGGAAAATGATAACGCTTGCATGGCCACCGAAAGAGCTTTCGCCTAACTGGCGTGGGCATTGGGCTGCCAAAGCCAAGGCAACCAAGGCTTATAGGAAGGCCGCTGGATGGGCGGTAAAGGTGTCTGGGTATAGGGTTATAGGAGATGGCCTGATTGATCTACACGTCACGTTTTACCCGCCGGACAAGCGGCCCCGTGACGATGACAACATGATGGCAAGTTTCAAGGCTGCGCGCGATGGTATAGCAGATGGTCTTGGGCTGAATGACAAGCGATTCCGGGCGCGTATGGAAATTGGCGCGGTTATTAAAGGTGGACAGGTGCGGATAATATTAACTTCATAAATGGGGGGGGTGGATTGATTAAGTTACTGTGGCGCGAAATGGTTATTGAAAGAATTGAGACCATCAAAATGAAGCTTGCCTTTCGGTGGATTGAGGCGCGCGGGCTTGTTGTCTGTAACATCATCACCCATGGCAAGACACACTATCTGGTGGACGGCAAAGGGGTGATGTACAAAATAGGCAAGAAGGCATGAGCCGCGCGCTCCCGGTATATATGTACAAAGACCCATTAGAGTCAGCGATGCGCGCGGAAACAAAGCAATGCACAGGCTGCAAGCACTTGGAAAAGTTATTCGATCGTCAGTTTTGCGGGGTGGGGCGACGAACATTGCTTCGGTGTAAAAAATTCAATCCAAAAAAGGGGTAGAGATGTTCCGTTCTGCGCACGAAGCATTGCAATTCGCCTTTAGGACGCTTGGTATACCTATTTTAAGGATTTCGAGCATAAATAATATGCGTGGCTCCTCTGGCAATGGCGACCTTACCCAGCATGATTTACACGCCCAGGCCGCAATCATTATGTCTATCGTTGAGCAAGCGGTGGATGTTAATTGCTTGGTGTACTTAAAGGCTCGTTACGGGCACGAATTAAGGGGCGGTGAACAAGAGCGGGTTGTGGCGGACACCTTGGTGCGTGTAGCAGTAGCGGCACTGCCGACCGGCATACATTCTCGGCGCGGAATAGAGAGACTTATCAGGATGTATTTCGGGCATGGCATCAGTATGTTTTCAGCCCGGAAAGACCTGTTATGCAATAATAGGCGATATTACGAGTATCGTGATGCGGTATACGGGGCGCTGGATCGACTTGCTGCCCGTGCTGAAGCCGATGCAGATATGGCGCTTGAGGCTGCCGGGTTGCTGACCTTGAGTCGAGTATGAGCTTACATCCTGACCATCAATCAAAATGCTGGTCGTGCCGCTATTGGGACTGGTGTATTGAGCTTGCATGTGCTGGCCCGGCAAATTGGATAAATATCTGCAACAACCCGGCTGAATACGAGCCGGGGGACGATGTGGTCGAGTGTGCTGGATACGTGCCTGAAACCGAAGTTTTAGAACCCTTGTAGAAGTCCCCATAAAAACCACTTGATTTTTTGGGAAACATTAGGTAGAAATATTCTATAGTGCGGTTTTTTACCGCCAGAGATCGACAAGCCCGCCCAGTGCGGGCTTTTTTATTGGAATGGATATGTACCTGACCAAACATTTTAGCCTGGAAGAGTTGACAGCATCAGACACAGCAACTCGTCTGGGCATCGACAATACACCGGTAGAGCGGGTTATTGAGAACCTGCGCAAGACTGCTGTACTTGCCGAGCAAATCCGGACGGCACTGACCGAGGAGTGCGGAAGGAGTGTGCCACTAAACGTGCTGTCAGGTCATCGTTGCGAGGTGCTTGAGAAAATGCTGTGCGCCAGGGATTACATGGCATGGTGCGCGCGCCGAAATATGCCATGGGATGATGCCACTTGGAGCATGTATTTTGGCACCAAAGGGCACCCGGATGGCAGGTGCATAGATTTCAAGGCTCCAGCATTCGGCACTCCGCTCGATATTGTCGGCTTCATTTCAACCAAGCCGGTGATTATGCAGCAAATCGACCAGATCATCATGGAGGGTGTTACAAAGAGTGGCTGCGGATGGGTGCATGTGGGTTGGTCTGACAATCCAAGGCGGCAGGTGAAAACTGCCACATTCGATTCATGTGGTACGCCAACATACACTGATGGAATTGTGTAATGGCTGCGTTCTTTCCGCATGATAAGGCCGGTGAAATGTTAGCGATGTATGAGTCAGGCAAGAGCCTGTTAAGAAAGAGCGTATCAGGTCTGTGTATAAACGATTGGTTAGATGCGAAAGGGGTGGCTGAATGAATGTTTTGAGAGCGCTTTTGCCGTGGATCGGTGCAGCAACGACCGGCGGCGTGCCAGCGTTGCTGGGGATGGCCGCTAAAACGATAGGGGGCGCATTAGGATACGAGGTAAAGCCTGATAAAGGTGCTATCGAGGAAGCGGTCAATGGTGCGACACCTGACGAACTGCTGGCGTTGCGGCAGGCGGACAACGAATTCAAGGTAAAAATGCAAAGCATGGGGTTTGAGCATGATGAAGACCTGGCTAAGCTGCGGCTGGACGAGGCTCGTGTGTTTGTCGCTGACACCAGTGATGCGCGCCATACATTTGCAACAAATCAGCGTGTATTTTGGATGGGGGTGGCAATTATCCTTAGTTTTGCCGCGGTGGCCAGCATATCCATGTGGGGGTGCTACTTGCTGCTGTCCGGTGGCATAACCATAAAAGATGTTGGCATTGTGGCGGCGGTATTCGGCTTCCTTGGTACAGTGGTGGGTTATATGGCCGCCAACGCCCAGCAGGTTGTGGGCTACTTCTACGGTTCGAGCAAGGGTAGTAGCGATAAGACCGAGGCAATGGCCAGGTCATTCCAGCAAATAGGCCAGTCCCAGATTGGGGAAAAGTAATGTCAGACGGCCACGCCACAGCAGTTCTTGATGTGCGCGTTACTAATCTTGAGAAAGTGGTAGAGCGTGTCTCTACTGCGATAACATCCATAGACGAATCCCTAAAAATGTTGACGCGCCTTGATGTTAGGCACGAGGAAACCGCAAAGTCAGTCGAGCGCGCATTTGTGGTGTGCCGCGACCATGAAGCACGCGTCCGGGAAATTGAGGTTGAAATGCCAACCCTCAAGCTGGTGCGCAGATGGGCGTTATCCGGTATGGCAACTTTTGCCGGAGCGTTCTGTATGGCAATTATTGCGCTGGTGCTGAAATGAGCAAAAGCCAAGACAAGCGCATCGTGGTGCAAATGTCACCCCTAAAGGGATCGAGCAGCGTAACCAATTCTGGCTATGACAAGGACTCCAAAACTCTGGCTGTCACGTTCGCGAGCGGCCAAACATATCACTACGATGGCATCAGCCCAGAGGTTTTCAAGGGGTTGCAGGAGGCCAAATCTTTCATGAAGCACTTGCAAGCGAACGTTGTGGGCAAATATCCCCACCGGATAGTGTGATGACAGATATATGCACTTATGTTCATCTGCGGCCTGATTTTTCTCCGTTTTATGTAGGGAAGGGAAGCGTAAAGCGTGCTCATAATTTACATCCATCGCAGCGCAATAAGCATCATGGCAATGTTGTTAAAAAGCATGGGCGCGGGAATATTTTGGTTGAGGTGATGATCTGCCAGTCAGAATGTGAGGCGTTTCTTCGTGAAAAGCTTGTTATTGCTGCACTAAGAGCTTCAGGTGTTGATTTGGCAAATATGACGGATGGTGGTGAGGGAACGAGTGGGTTGGTATTCTCATCCGAACATCGTGCCAAAATATCTGCATCACTGATCGGCAAAAGTAAAAGTCCGGAAGCAAAGGCTAATATTGCATCTGCGCGTATAGGTAGAAAACTATCTCCGCAACATCGTGCCAATATAGGGAAGGCTGGTATAGGTAGAACCTTATCCGCTGAATCCCGTGCAAGAATATCTGCGGCTAATACAGGAAATACGTTTTGTCTTGGGAAGGCGCACTCCGCTGCGTCGCGTGCGAAAATGTCACATGCAATGATGGGTAATAAAAATGCACTCGGTACATCATGCTCACCAGAAACACGTGCGAAGATTGGTGAAAAGAGACGGGTTGATTTGGTAGGGATGGTTTTTAGTAGGCTGACTGTGCTGCAACTTGCCAAATCTTCTGCTAATGGCCAAGCGCGTTGGCTTTGTAGGTGTGTTTGTGGTACTGAAAAAGAAATATCTGGGTCTAAGCTTAGGCAGGGGAATACCCGGTCATGTGGATGTTATAGGCGTGAGGTGTCGAATATGACAAACACTAAAACAGCGGAATGGCCGGACACACCACTGGCTGAACCGCTAGTCGATGATCCGTTCTCGGTATCTGGGAATCCGTTATTTTCCAAGCACGAGATTCTCAGGAAGTCGGCTGCGCTCGGTATGCAGCCAGTGGTTGGCAAGGATGGGGTTTTGCGCGTTCCTACCAAAGATGAATGGCTGGCTGCCTCGACGCGAGCTGTTGAAAAGCGGCTATGAGCGACACCAAGAACAAAAAGAAGTCCAAACCCAAAAAAAAGCGCATTAAAGCTGGGAACGGGAAGCTCACAGCCGCAGGCCGCCGCAAACTTTTCATTGAGGCATATATAACAAACGGCGGGAATGCCACGGAAGCCGCAAAGACAGCCGGTTACAGCGAGAAAACTGCGTATAGTCAAGGCGGAAGATTGTTGAAGCATGCTGAAATTCAACAGTTATTGGCACAAAGACAGCAACAATTGGCCGAAAAATACGAATTAACGACCGAATCTATCATCGCTGAATTATCGAAATTGGTGCATGCGGACATACGATTGTTATTCGATGCAAATGGCGCTCTGAAGCCGATGAAGGACTGGCCTGATGGCGTTGCTTCTGCTGTTGGTGGTGTGGAAGTTGTTGAAATGGCAGGCGGAATGAACATCAATGGTGAGTCAGGCGTGAGTCACGTCCCGATGTTCACCAAAAAGGTCAAGCTGTGGGACAAGAATTCGGCTATCGAGAAGGCCATGAAGCATTTGGGTATGTTCAAGGAAGACAACAACCAAAAGGGATTGCTGGGCGATCTTCCACGTGGAACCGTGAAGGCAATCATGGAGAGGTTGCGTGGCATCCCTGGATGACCCGCTGGCATGGATTGACGATCTTGGACCGGCAGAACGAGCAGCACTACTGAATGAGTGTGCTGAGCAACTAAACCGGGAAAAGATAGCCGATTACCGGCCATACACCAAGCAGCGCGAGTTTCACCGACTCGGCAAGACCATGCGGGAAAGGTTGCTTCGGGCGGGCAACCAGCAAGGTAAAACGCATTGCGTAGGGAGCGAAGCGGCATATCACTTGACCGGCGAGTATCCTGATGACTGGGATGGTCGGCGATGGGATAGACCGGTAGTCGTTTGGGCATCCGGTGAAACTGGCGAGGCGACACGGGATAATCCGCAGCGGGCTTTGCTTGGGTTGCCAGGAGAAGAGGGTACGGGATCTATACCGCACCGGCTTCTTGGGGATCATGGACTGGCATCTGGTGTGGCCAACCTGTACGACTTTATCAGGGTGCAGCATAAATCTGGCGGATGGTCGTTGCTGAGATTCAAGTATTACGCGCAGGGCCGCAAGAAATGGCAGGGGCCTCCCGTCGATTTTGTATGGTTCGATGAAGAGCCGCCCGAGGATATTTACGATGAGGGCCTGGCACGGACGATTGCCACCGGAGGCATGGTTGCATTGAGCTTTACCCCGCTGCAAGGCATGTCGAGTGTGGTATTGCGGTTCTTGGGAAAAGACAAAACTCCTGATCGGTCAGATACCAACATGACGATTGAGGATGCCGAGCACATCCCGGTTGAAGAGCGCGCCAAGATCATAGCCAGCTTCCCGGCACACGAGCGCGATGCGCGGGCGAAGGGCATCCCGACGCTGGGTTCCGGTCTGATATTTCCGGTTGTGGAAGAGAGCATCAAGGTTGCTCCGATTGAAATCCCAAAGCACTGGCCGCGGATTGTTGGAATGGACTTCGGCTGGAACCACCCATCTGCGTTCGTGTGGATGGCTTGGGATAGGGATAGTGACACGGTGTATATCTACGATGCGCACCGAGTTGCAGAAACATTGATACCTGTTCAATCCATGGTTGTGACCGGCAAGGGCAAGTGGATTCCAGTGGCGTGGCCGCATGATGGCTATCAGGTTCGTGACGCGATGCACGGTGAACAGTTGGCGCAGCAGTACCGCGATTGTGGCGTGAATATGCGGCCAGAACATGCTGCCTTTGCTGAAACACCAGTCATAAGCGAGACAAAATTAAGCCGCATATCAACTGAGGCAGGCATTCAGCAGATGCTCACCAGGATGATGGGCGGCAAGCTTAAAGTGTTTGCGCATCTGACCGAATGGTTCGAAGAGCGCCGTATGTATCACCGCAAGGATGGATTGATTGTTAAAGAGCGTGACGACTTGATGTCGGCCACGCGCATTGGAATTATGGATTTACGGTTTGCCATCACAGAACCGAAAGCAGACAAAGGGCTTAACTATGGAGCAAGACCAGACTGGTTCTGAAGAAGGGCTGATGACCCGTCAGGCTGGCAACATTGCTCTGTCGAATGACGGTCTTTCGCTTCAGCAGCTTGAAAACATGCTGTCTGACATCAGGTTCCAGCCGATATGGCGCGATGCGGCCGCAAAGTCCGATGACTATTACGACGGTCACCAGCTGACGGTAGAGCGGTTAGATCGCATGGAGCGGCTAGGCATCCCCCCGCTTATTACTAACTTGATCGCCCCAGCCATCAATGCTGTGCTGGGAATGGAGGCCAAAACCCGCACTGACTGGCGTGTCACGCAGCAAAACGAAGTTCAGGACGTTCCAGAAGAGATGATGGACGCGATGAACGCCAAGCTCAATGAGGCTGAGCGCGAATGCCGGGCCGACCGGGCAATCTCGGATGCGTATGCGCCTCAAGTCAAAAGCGGCATGGGCTGGGTTGAGGTTTCCAGGTCGGTCGATGCGTTTGCCTATCCGTATCGGGTAAGCTCAGTGCACCGTGACGAAATGTGGTGGGATTGGCGGGCAGGGCAGCCTGATTTATCCGATGCGCGCTACGTGATACGCAAGCGCACATTCGATCAGGATGTGCTGATGGCGTTGATGCCGGAACATGCCGACCTGATAAAGTGGTCAATCGAGGACAGGTTCCGCACCTGGCAGTTCGACACGCACCTAAACATCGACACCAATTTGGCGATGGCTGCGCACATTGAGCGCATTACCAATATCGACTCATTGGAGTGGCGTAACGCCGACCGCAAGCGCGCAACGCTGTATGAGGTCTGGTATCGGATGTGGAAGCGTGGACTCGTGCTTAAACTACCGGACAAGCGAGTGATTCCGTTCCGCCAGAACGATCCGAGGCACGTGCAAGCGGTGCAAAGCGGGTTGATTGAACCGAAAATGGCGACGTTCTCGGATGTTAGGGTGGCGTTTTATATGGGATGCCACCGGCTTTATGATATGCCCAGCCCGTATGCGCACAGGCACTTCCCGTATGTACCATTCTGGGGGTATCGCGAGTACACCAGCGGCGTTCCGTATGGTCTGATCAGGGCGATGATGTCGCCGCAGGACGTGGTGAATTCTTCCGATTCGAAGATGCACTGGATGCTGAACTCGCGCCGTTTGCGCGCTGACTCTGACGCGATAGATGCGCGTTTTAACAGCTGGGAGAATGTACGGGAAAATCTGGCAAGAACGGATTCCGTTGTTTTGCTAGACCCAACCAAGCCGAACTCACGGTTCCGTGAGGAAAACGACACCGGCTTGAACCAGCAGCAGTTCCAGCGCCGGATGCAGGCTGCGCAGGATATTGACAGCGCTGGCGGGGTTTACAAGTCCACCAGAGGGCAGGAAAGCAATGCCGTGTCCGGGCTGGCCAAGTCTACCGACATCGAGCAGGGCAATATCGTGATGGCCGAGATCAACGACAACTACGCCTTTGCACGCCGTCAGGTCGGTGAGTTGCTGTTCTCGATGGTGCGGGAAGACCTATTGAACGAAGAAACGCCGGTCATGGTTAAGAAGGGCGGTTCAAAGAAGAAGTTGGTGGTGCTGAATCAACGCCAGCAGGATGGCAGTGTTCTCAATGATGTGTCCAGCGCACCGGCAAAAGTGGTGCTGGAAGACGTGCCAAGCACACCGGCCTTTCGTGCCCAGCAGCTGCAAACCATGGCTGAGATCACAAAGAGCTTGCCGCCAGAGTTCCAAGCTGCGGTGGTCGACGTGGTGATCGGGCTGACCGACATTCCGCAAAAGGAGCGGGTGCTGGAGCGCATCCGCAAAGCGGCTGGTATCCAGGAAGACCTGACACCGGAAGAGGAAGCCGCGATGCAGGAGACGGCAGCCAAGGCTCAACAGGCACAGCAGTTGGCCGTAGAGCGGATGCAGAATGCCGAGATCGCGCTGGCTGAGGCAAAGGCGTTGCAGATGGCAATGCTGGTCGAGAAGGGCAATTCCGAGCGGCTGGTGAAGATGGTCGAGGCGATGTATGCGGCAATTCAGGCTGGCCAGATCATCGCCACCGTGCCAGGTGTTGCGCCGGTAGCCGATGAACTGCTGAAGGGTGCCGGATATGTAGAGCAAGCGGGCGGGCAAGATATGAACATTCCGTCATCGCCTGCCGCACAGCCTATTGAACAACCAGCGGCAGTCCCAGATCAGTCGGCGCCAATGCCGGACCAAGCAATGCCAGCGCAGGAAGCCGGGATGATGCAGGGTATTGAGACGCAGCAGAACGATGGAATGCAGATAAACCAACAGGAGGTAGCACCATGACGGCACAATACACAGCAGGGACAGTGACAGCCACGAATGGCGATACAGATGTTGTCGGCGTTGGAACGTCTTGGCTATCAAATCTCATTAGCCCAAACGATGTGATTACGATCAATGGCAAGGCTTACGCAATTTCAAAGATTGTCTCAGATGTTAAATTATCGCTTTCGCTGCCATTCCTGGAAGGTACTATTTCTGGGGCAGCGTATTCAATTGCAAGGACGTTATCTAATACGACGCTAGAAGAAGTCGTTAGTATGGTTGAATTTATGCCCGCGTATGCCAAAGACTCCTCTGGTAACGTTACAGGGTTAATGGGGCCGGGTGGTAATACTATATTTTCTGCTCCTGGGTATTCTGTGTTGGCCAATACCAGCACTCCAGTTATAATGTACGGATCAACTTCCGCAGAAGCTAAAATCCTAGGCACAGTCACATTCCCCAGTATAAATCCAGATAGTGTTTTGCGCATAACGGGACTATGCAGCTTTGAAGACCCTGTCCATGCTGGCAGGGAAATTTCTGTATATATAAATAACTCATTGTTAGGATCGTCTTTTCCCGGTGCGGCAACAGGAACTTTCCAGTTCATGCACATCATTCACGTCAATCCAGATTTAACTGGCTTTATAGTATCAAAGCAATGGTTGAACAATGTTGTAAGCCCAACAGTCTTGCAGGGGTATCCATTTGCGGCACTCGGTTCACCAAACATCCCTGTCGCGGTAGATTTAACTGGCGAGATTACTATAACAGTTAAAGTAAAAGTTCAGAATGAGGATGTTGGACAATTAACAGGATGGACGGTGGAGCAAATGTCTGACGGGCCACTTCCATTGAGGACGCTTGCGCCATCTAACACCATAGCTGCATGGGGCGATTCTCTGACCAATGGCACGGGCGCTCTCGCGTTTTTCACAACAACGATTACCGGGACGACCTCAATAGGATCATACGTAATCACGGGTGTCGCTGCGACCGCTGGAATTGCTGCGGGGCAGATTATAACGGGTGTTGGAATACCAGCCAATTCAACGGTAGCAAGTGTTGTGCTCGACACGAGCGTGACATTCACGAATGATGCTTCTGCGACAGCAACGGCAAACGGCACGGTATCAATAAAAATTATGTCTGCATCTTGGCCTAGACAGTTAATGATACTGGATGCAGGAAGACCTGTCGCTGGCTTAGGGATTGGCGGACAAAATTCTGCAACTGTATTGGCACGAATTTTGGCAGATAAGGTTCGCGGTAAGTATTGGGTTCCTGTTTATTGGATGGTGATTAACGATCAGTCAACTTCGTACGCTCCGTGCATAGCTAATATCCAAGCCGCCATTGCAAATCTCGCGCCCGGTACGAAATATATCGTTATGAATGCTATACCGGCAGTAGGGCAAACATCCTCTCAGGAGTGGGGTATTGTGGTTGCAGCATTTAATGCGCAACTTGCCGCTGTTATTCCTGCCGCGAATCTATTGGATATTTTTGCTGTTTTAACAGCCGGGACGGCTGATGGAACAATTCAATTAAGTTGGATGAATAGCAGTACACCGGGCGAGATACATCTAAACACACTTGGTTATTATCAGGTCGCTAAAGCAGTCCAAACAAAATTGGCGGCACTTGGTGTTTAACATAATGGGCACTATAACCACCTTAACAAAAGCGTAACTTTGAAAGCACTGTATCCGTTAGCAAACAACCCACATAAGGAGTAGCGATGTCATATCAGAGCGGTGATGGTTCGGTAGGAAATTCATTCGGCGGCGTGTTTGTTGTCACCCCGAGCGATACTGCTAGCCTGAAGGTGCAGTCACGCGCGATTCGTTGCGCCGGTGCAGGGAACGTCAATCTGGTTGGCTTAGATGGCGTAACGACAGTGTGCGCATTCTTGGCTGGCGAGACGCGCAACATTGCCGCGACGTTCATCAAGTCCACGTCAACGACGGCGACCGGTATTGAAGCGATGTATTGAGTATTACCCACGATTTTTCGAGTGATTGCCGTAAGCAATTAAGCAGCAGCCCGCCTAGTGCGGGTTTTTTAACGCCCATATTTTGGGCATGTCGCAACTCAGCGTAACGAGTAAATGGAGGTTGTAATGGGCGCAAACAATATGGAAGAACTTGCCAGCAAAAGTATCGAGCAGATCACGCAGGAGGCATTAGACCAAGTAAACGCCAGTGGAGAAGGTGGCGAAGATGTGGCCGAAGCAGGTGCGGGTGACGCAGGTGCAGAAGCGGCCACACAGGACGTATCACAGGCTTCGTCCGGCCAGGCAGAAGGGCAAGTGGTGGATGAGGGTAAAGGCGAGTCGGACAAGGACAAGAACTTCGCGGCGTTACGCACGAAGAACCGGCACCTTGCTGACGAACTGGCAGCAGCGCAGGCCGAGATTGACCGGCTGGCCGCTGCAAAAACTAATCCCACCGTGCTTCCGGAAGAGTACGCACAAAAGGTAGGCGAGATTGATGAGCATCTGACATCTATCGGCAATAAATTTCAGGATGGCGATTTGACGTGGGGAGACTATCAAACGCAACTCAAGGAGGCGACCGCACAGCGCGAGAGCCTTGTTCGGGAGGCGGCCAAGGTGGATGTTTCACGTGAAATAAGCGAAAGGGAAACTCAGAGACAAGCAGCTGAAGCCAAGGCCACTTGGGACAGTACATCTGATGCATTCATTACCGCAAAGCCTGATGGAGTTGATTACGCCGTTGATGAAAAGAAGTTCACCGACCTCAATACCTACGTCAAGGCGCTGGCATCAGACCCCGACAACAACGACAAACCGGCTGAATGGTATTTGCAGGAGGCGCATAGTTTGGTGAAAGCCAAGCATCGCATTGCAAGTGCAGTCGCGCCGACGCCGAAGAAGCCGGAGGCACCCAAGCCAGCAGCACAGGCGTTGCCATTCAACTCATTGAGCGAGGTTCCAGGCGGGGTTATGCCTGCGAATACCGAAGTCGAGCAGTTGGATCAAATAAGTGGGGCTGCATTAAGCAACCGCTTCCTTAATGATCCGAAGGCAATCGAAAAGGCACTGGCCTCGCTCAGCTAGAAAACACAGCCCCGATTCGTCGGGATACCCATAAAGAACCGCCGCTTGGCGGTTTTTTCGTTTAAGGAGATGCAACATGCAAACTCAAGTCCCAGCAGGGTCAGCGTTAGCGCGCAAAGTATTTGGCGCTGCGCTCTTTGCCAAGGTGGTTACGGCCACCAGTTTTATCAAGAACCTGACCGGCGACGCACCCAAACAATCGGATGCCGAAGCCAAGCTGAAAGGCCAGACCGTGGCCGATATGCCGGTTGTACGAGTAACCGACTTGTCCAAGTCTGCGGGTGAAACCGTGAGCGTGGATGCGTTCGACACGATTGGCGGCAAGCCGATCATGGGCGACCGCAATGCCGAAGGTCGCGGCGAAGCCCTGTCCAGCTCCAGTATGGACATTACCATCAACAACTCAACGAAGGTGGTGGATGCTGGCGGCAAGATGGCGCAGCAACGCACATTGCATCAACTGCGTGGCATCGCTATGTCGCAGCTGTACGGCTATTTCCCGCGCCTGCATAGCCAGTCTGCTCTTGTGCATCTGGCTGGTGGTCGCGGGTCGCAGACCGGCAAGGATTGGGTGGTTCCGCTGGAATCTGATGCGGATTACGCTGAAATCCTGGTTAACGCAGTCAAAGCCCCGACCTACAACCGCCATCTGGTGGTGAACGGCACGAGCTTTACCGAGGGTGGGCTGCAACTCGGCTCCATCGCCTCGACTGACTTGTGGACGCTGGCGCACATTGATGATCTAGCAATTCGTTTGTCTGATCACAACATGGGCCTGCAACCAGTCCGTATTGGCGATGACCCTGCGGCTGATGATGATCCCATCAAGGGCGTGCTGTTCCTGACAGAACGCCAGTGGGGGCAAATCAAGACCAGCTCCGCCTACGCAACAGCGGTGCAAAACGCATGGGCGCGCAAGAGCTATGGCACTAAGCATCCGCTGTTCTCCGGTGAGCCGATCATGTGGAACGGTATTTTGGTGCGCAAACTGCCGAAGTTCGCTATCCGCATGGCTGCGTCTGAAAACACCAACATAATCACCGTGGCCAACCGCTACACCGCAACCGAGTCCGTCCAGGCTATCGCTGCTGGCCTGACTGCCGGTTACGCCGTCGAGCGTGCCGTGTTGCTGGGCGCACAGGCCTTGGCCTATGTGTTCGGTCGCAATCAAGGCTCCGAGACCGGCTTCAACTGGCTGGAAAACCAGTACAACTTCGAGCGCAATCTTGAAGTTGCTGGCGAAGCAATGGGCGGCATGGCGAAGTTGCGCTTCACGTTTGATGATGGCGCAGGTAACAAGGAGCCTACAGATAACGGGGTGTTCGCCATCGATTCAGCCGTAAGATTATAATGTGTAATCAATAACTTAGCACAAGATATTGCAACACATCAAGCAACCCAATCAAGGCCGTCCTCGTGACGGCCTTATTCATTAAGGAGAAGCAATTATGGCAAATGCAAACTACCAACCAACATCGACCAGCGCGGTTTACGCTGGCGAGGATGGCAACCGGGTCGTCTTCCAGGACAACTCAGTTATCGCGGCAAACCTGGCCACAACAGACAAGGTTCGCCTCTGCAAGATACCAGCAGGGACGAGGATTGATCGCGTTGTCATCAAGAACCCGGACTTGGACTCGGGTGCTACCTTGGCCGTGAACATCGGCTTTGCGCACATTGATGGCTCGTCAGGTGGTTCTGCTACCGCTGTCGCGTCTGCCGCCACCACATGGCAAGCTGCGGCAACTACCACTTACGAGCTTTTTCCTCCTGTCGAACTGGCAAAGGATGCGTATTTGGAATGCGTGCCAACTGTCGCCGGTGTTGGTACCGGCACCGTGTACGGCAAGATCGAAGGCGAAGCACTGGGCGCGAAGTAAGCGCAGCAGGGGTAATAAAAGTCGGGCGGGAATCGTCCCGCTCGCATCAAATTTAAGGAGGTTCGATCATGCAGGGAATCAAATACATCGGCTCACGTGAAGCACACACAGACAATCTGTATGGCACCGGACTGATCTGGACTCCGGGGCGGACGCACAATGTCGATGACGCTGTGGCCACCAAGATGCTGGCTCATGCCGACACCTACGAGCATGTGAAGCCAACCAAAGGCGAGATGGCAGTCTCAGCCAAGGCAGAAATCGAGCCGACACCTACTATTCCGCTGCCGCACCTGGAGGGCATGGGCAAGGCTGAGTTGATTGCCTTTGCCCAGCAGCATTATGGCGAGCACCTTCATCCCAATATGGGCGAAGGCAAGATGCGCGACAAGATTATGTCGGTCATGCAGTCGCGGGGCAGGTAAGTCATGAAAGTATGTCGTAAGTGTGGGTCAACAGAGTTTTATGCTTCTGGCATATGTAAGCCTTGCAAAAATGCTGGTGCTGCAAAACGATATGCTGAAAATCCAGATAAAGACAAAGCTCGCGCAAATGCATATTACGCAAACAATACAGAGAAGGTAAAGGCTGAACATAAAAAACGATACGCCAGCGATCCCAAAAAGGTAATGGCTTCACAGGCTAAATGGGTAGCAGCTAATAAGGACAGAATAAAGACAAATAAAGCAAGATGGCTATCAGAAAACAAAGAGCTTGGGCGTATTTATAGCCATAACAAGCGCGCCAGAAAGCGTGCAAACGGCGGCACCTTATCCAAAGGCCTTGCAGAAAAACTCTATAAATTGCAACGTGGGAAATGTGCCTGCTGCTGTAAACCATTGGGTGATGATTACCACATGGATCATCGGATGCCTATTGTTCTTGGTGGTGCAAACGAGGATTGGAATATGCAGCTTTTAACGCAACGGTGCAACAACCAAAAGTATACCAAACATCCAATTGATTTTATGCAAAGTAGAGGATTCTTGCTATGAGTTACATCGTTCAAAATGTACTAGATAAGGCTAGGATTCCATTAAATGACGCGGATAAAGCTCGCGCAAGCGATACAACCCTACTGAGTTTTTTCAATGATGCAGTATTGTTGCTGCGTAACAAAAGGCCGGATATATTTATGGGTCAATTCCTTTCTCTCCCAGAAAATTTAGCTGTAGGCGAAGTATTTCCTTTGCCATCCGAGTTTGTTCCACCGGTTGCCGACTACATTACCGCCCGCGTCGAATCTGGCAACGATGAAGCGGTACTCACCGAGCGCGCAACGATGTTCTTTAATCTGTTCAAGGGCGGGTTATGACAACTTCACTGTTCACCACCTTGTATGACGAGGTGCTTGCCGACGTGCCTGGCGTTCCTCAGCCGGTCGCGCTCAACGCCATCCGCAATGCCGCTATCGAACTTTGCGAGAAGTCAGGTGTATGGTCATGGACTGCCGCTGCGATGAATTCAGTTGCGTTACAAGCATCTTATGCGTTCGTGCCGGAAGCCGATACCGAGGTTGTCGGCGTGGTGGCGGCGTGGTACAACGGCGTGCAGATACTTCCGCGCACCGGTGCACAGCTTGAGGCGGAGGTATCAATCACCGGAAGCGGGTTCGTGGTTGGAACCCCGTGGCACAAACAATCTGGCACGCCCAAGTATTTCACAATCGAGCGTGCTGACCAGTTTATTCTGTCCCCGTACCCTACCGAGGCACTTGCGGCCGCAATCGAGATGAAGCTGACGCTCAAGCCGACCCGCACTGCGACAGGCATGGAAAAGTGGGTGATGGACAAGCATTTTGAGACGATTGCGCACGGTGCGAAAGCCAAGCTGTGCGCCATGCACTCCAAGCCTTGGTCGAATGCTGACCAGGCCAGTTATCACGCAGGTAAATTCGACAATGGCATTACGTCCGCATCGGTTTATTCCAGTCAAAACCAGTCGCTCCCGATGATGGTGAGCGCCCCAGCGCCGATCTGACCGATGAAAACACCGCGCGCACTGGAGATTGTGTCCGGTGCCGGGTTGCTTGTCACCATCTTGATCGCATTCAACTGGCAGTCCATCAGTTCTAGCAGCGCATATCAGCGCGCGTTTCACGCCGATGAGTGGAGCAGGAAGCAACAGGAATGGGCTGCGCTGACTATCCGCATGGACGAATTCAACAAGGAAGCATGCCGAATCCTGATCGAAGCACGCGAGAAAACGCTGGCGCTTGATGTCGAGCGTGACGTGCTGTTCGGACTGGACCGGACGAAATCCAGAAAGCGCATCGAACACGAACTTGAAATAGACAGGATGCTGTGCGCAGAGCACGGCATATCGCCTTACACACAGAGGGAAAACTGACATGGGAATTAAATTCGGCAACTTTGCCAGCAGCAAGCTCGTTACTCCGCCATCCGGCACCTCTGGATTGTCGTTCGTTGTCTCGCCCGGAGAAGGCGCGCTATTCCCGACGCTGGCGGCTGGTGACTGGTGCTACTGCGTCCTGAAAAACGCCTCGCTTGTCCGTGAAGTGGTCAGGGTGACGGCACGCTCCACCGATTCGTTCACCATCGGCACGGCAGGGCGAGGGCTGGACGGTAGTTCGGCGTATGCGTCGTGGGGTGTCGGCGATGTGGTCGAACTGTGCCTGACCAACCTTGCGCTGTTGGATGCGCTGGCCGACTCGGGCAGATGGGTTGCCGCCGGTGGAACTGCTGACGCGATCACCGCGAACTACACCCCGGACATTTACGCGCTGGTGGATGGGCAGCTTTGCTTTGTCAGGGCCGGCGCTGCCAACGCGACAGCTACACCTACGTTCGCTCCGGACGGGCTGACCGCCTATACCATCACCTTGGATGGTGGTGCGGCCTTGTCTCCGGGGAATATCGCCGGTGCCGGGCACGAACTGATCCTGCGCTACAACTTGGCAAATACCCGCTGGGAACTGTTGAACCCGAAGCGGAAGGTTGGCGACACGATCTTCCCGGTAACAGCAGTGCTGGCAGCCAACGCCATGACGCTGACACTCACGCCGTGCACGCTGGACTTCCGCAGCCTCACACTGACGACTGGCGTGCCGAATACACGGAACGTCACCGCAGACGTTGCCACGGTCATCAGCAGCGGATCGACGGGCGGCACGACCAGCGCAGTCGCATCGAGAATCATGCTGCTGGCAATCGACAACGCCGGAACGGTGGAGCTGGCTTGGTGCAATTCCTTGTTGGCACTGGACGAGACTGCGCTGATATCGACCACGGCAGAAGGCGGGGTGGGCGCGGCAGACAGCGCGGCAGTGATCTACTCAACCACGGCGCGCAGCAATGTGCCGTTCCGGGTGGTTGGCTATGTCAACTCGACCCAGACCACGGCTGGAACGTGGGCACAGACTCCTGCGCTGGTGCAGGGGTATGGCGGCGGTGTGGTGCATCAGACCATTAATCAATCTGGTGGTACTGTTAATTCGATGGGAGGGGGCGGCGTCGCTTCCAATGTGGCCATTTCTCCAACTGCCCTCTATTCCAACACTACTGGAACCAACAACACGGCAGTTGGGGTACAGGCTCTCCAAGACAATACAACTGGCAGCTACAACACGGCAGTTGGTATGCACGCTCTCCAAGCCAATACTACTGGTATCAACAACACGGCGGTTGGGGTGAATGCTCTCCTATCCAATACAACTGGCATCTACAACACGGCAGTTGGGGTACAGGCTCTCCAAGCCAATACCATTGGCACCTCCAACACGGCGGTTGGTCAGAGTGCTCTCCAAGCCAATACCACTGGCATCGACAACACGGCGGTTGGTCGGAGTGCTCTCCAAGCCAATACAACTGGCACCTCCAACACGGCGGTTGGTATGAATGCTCTCCTATACAATACCATTGGTATCAACAACACGGCGGTTGGGGGGTATGCTCTCAATGTTAATACTACTGGAGCCAGCAACACAGCAGTTGGGTACGCCGCCCTCCAAGCCAATACCACTGGATACAGCAACACAGCAGTTGGGCAATACGCACTCTATGCCAACACTACTGGAATCAACAACACAGCAGTTGGGAGTAGCGCCCTCCAATTCAACATCACTGGACACAGCAACACAGCAGTTGGGCAATCTGCACTCTATGCCAACACCACTGGAGCCTACAACACAGTAGTTGGGAATGAAGCCCTCCAAGCCAACACTATTGGAACCTACAACACAGCAGTTGGGAGTGGCGCCCTCCAATCCAACACCACTGGATACGACAACACAGCAGTTGGGAAGAGCGCACTCTTCCTCAACACCACTGGATACAGCAACACAGCAGTTGGGAAGAGCGCACTCTTTTTCAACACTACTGGAACCAACAACACAGCAGTTGGGAGTAGCGCCCTCCAATCCAACATCACTGGATACAGCAACACAGCAGTTGGGCAATCCGCACTCTATGCCAACACTACTGGAGCCAGCAACACAGCAGTTGGGTACGCCGCAGGCAATAACACAACAGGAACAAATAACAGTTTCTTCGGAAATGGTGCGGTTAATACTACGGGCGGAGCAACAGCATCGAATACAATTGTGCTTGGCGACAGTGCGATAACGACATTGCGCTGCCAGACCAACGTAATTTCAGCACTATCAGACATTAGAGATAAATCAGATATAGTGGCTTTGCCATTCGGTTTAGAGTTTGTGTCGGCGTTAAAGCCTGTTGCGTTCACATGGAATCAGCGCGATGGCGGGCGTATTGGAATTAAATCTGCTGGCTTTATCGCGCAAGACTTAGAGGAGGTGCAGAAAAGATTTGGCGCGGAAAATCTTGATCTCGTGGACACAATGAACCCCGATAATTTTGCAGCTAGATACGGGAATCTATTGCCCGCAATGGTGAAAGCCATCCAGGAATTAAACATAAAATTTGAACAGTTTAAGGAACTGCATCCATGAGAAAAGTATTACTAGGCACACCATGCTATGACGGTAAAGTGGTCGTGGAATTTCTACAATCCATCATTGGCACAATGGCACTTGCAGCGAAACAAGATATTGCTATATTTCCGGTGCAGATTAAACATGATGCTTTGGTGCAGAGAGCAAGGAATGATTTAGTCAAGATGGCACTCGAAACAAATTGCGATGATTTGATGTTTGTCGATGCAGATCAAGAGTGGAATCCTGAATGGATATTCAGATTGTTGAACCATTCAGTTGATGTAGTTGGTGGGGCAGTCCCTAAAAAGTCAGATGTTGAGATAGATTTCAACATAAAGCTCATGCCGGAAGGTGTCTATGCGCCGGTTAATCATCTGATGCAAGTGGCAGCAGTTGGTACCGGCTTTTTAAGGGTATCAAGAAAAGCACTACAGGCTGTTTGGGATATTTCAGAGGTATTCACGGATGGTCGGATGGTGTTTGATGTCAAATTGATTGATGGCGAATTGGTCAGCGAAGATAATGTATTTTGCGCCAAGTGGCGAAGTTTGGGGGGGCAAGTTTGGGTAGACCCAAGCATGACTTGTAATCACATCGGCGAGAAAATCTATCGTGGTGACTTTGCTGCTTTTATTCAAAACTTCGCTCGAATGCCGATTGAAAAATTATGACCCGAAACACTTGGGGGATTGAGGACTAAATGGGCGCTCAAAGAATACAGGCATTTTCCGGACTCGCGCCAAGACTATCCAAGCGCCTGCTCGCCGATAACCAAGCGCAGATCGCGGTCAACTGTCGCCTGACCAACGGCGAGTTGCAGTCCATGCTCGGCAACCTGCTCGTGGACGTGCCGAGCATTTCAGGCACGATCAAGACCATCTACCGCATCAACAATGCGTTTGTGGCGTGGAACAGGGATGTTAATGCGACCAAAGGGCCGATTGCCGGGGATACGTCCTACCGCACCTATTTCACCGGAGCGGGTGAGCCGCGCGTCACCAACTACGCCCTGGCGACCACAGCAAAGCCATATCCGACTGCGTTTTATGTGCTTGGGGTATTCCGGCCCACCACCGCGCCAAGTTTGACCCATTCCGGTGGAACAGGCGGCGCAGTGTCGAGGGCGTTTCAATACACCTTCGTGACCGCGTGGGGAGAGGAAAGCGCACCATCCCCGGCATCTGTCGTATACACAGGGAAAACGGATGGTACGTGGGCCATCGGCGCGACTACGGCGATGGATGTTGCCCCGTTGAACAGTTACAACGTCACTGGCGTGGTATGGGGCGGCGGATACCTGACCTTCACCTGCACCAGCACCTTCGGGCTCAGGGCGAACGAGTATGTGACCAACACTCTGTTTGCCCCGGCTTCGCTGAACGGTGAGCAGTTGGTCTATGACGTACCAAGTTCGACGACATTCCGCGTGGCGATGACTGCCGATCCGACCGTCACAGACGGGGCAGGGACTGCCACCCGCGTTGCCCCGCACAATACCGCCAGCATGACCAAGCGCATCTACTGGACTGACAACGGATCGTACTGGCTGGTGAAAGAAAACGTCGCCGTGACGACC